GGGACTCGGCCTGCCAAATCTCGTTACCTGTAACACCAGTTACCACGCGCAGAGTGCTTGGCAGGTCGAGTCCCTCGTGAAGGGTAGGGATGAGTTCGTGGATGGTCAGGTTGATGGCACCTGATGCGGTCACGTTAGCACTGGTGTTGCCAGTTGCTGGATACAAAAGAATCTCACGCTTCTGACCGTTGTCCCTCAACAGCTCACGCAGTTTGGCGTTCTTGTCCTCAGCCTCGCGCATCTTGGCGAGCTCTGCGTCTGTTGCCATCTCGCGCAGCTGGTCGAGGTTCATAGTCTTCTCTCGTGTGAGAGCGTTCCACTCGCGCTGCTCCTCTTCGGTGAAGTCGCGCTTCTCCTTGTAGGCCTTGTCATTCATTTCCGCCATGCGGTCCTGAATCTCACGGTTGCGAACTTGAAGTTCGTCTTTTGTCATTTTAGTCATACTTAAAAATTTTTAAGGGTTAATAAATGAGCGAATCTATTTCCATTTCTCTCTTGCGGTGAGTGTACTGTTGGCGGATTACCATTTCCTCACGCTCACGCTGTGCTTGCTCTTCCAATTCGCGTGCCTGCTTTTCCTCCTCAGTCTCCTGATGCTGCTCGCGCTTCAGCTGTGCGTCGATAGCCTGCTCGATGGCATCGTTAGCCTCGCGGGTGGCGACACTGGTCTGCTGGTAGGCGGGGTGAGTGACGATTGCCACGTCATACAAGCCTGTGATGCGCTTGACGTGGCGAATCCACACTTCCTTGCCGTCGTGGTTCTCGGCGGTGCGCTCGTAGCTCACGCCGTTTTCAGTGTCTTCCCAATCGTCCTCAAAAGCGAAGGACATGCCGGTGATGTCGCCACGCTTCATCAGCTCCAGCGCATCGTTGGCGTTGTTGGTGTTTGGCAGGTCGCAACTGCATTCGATATGGTCGCCTGCAAGTCGCAGAGAGAGTGTGCCTTTGCCGTTCATGCAACGGCCCAGCACGTCGGGCACCAGACTGGAGTGGTTCAGATTGAGCATCACGTCCGAGCGTTGCAAGAGCTCGTTGGTGATACATCCAGGCTCCAGCACCTCATAGACCTCGCGGGTAGAGCTCCACGGAGTCAGGTTGACGGAGCGCACACCGAACACGATGGGCTTGCCCTCGATGGTGCGGCTCTGCTGACCGTCCTCCGTTTCACGGACGTGCAGCCCGCAAGTGTCGGTTTGGATGAATCTTGTCTGTTTCATGTTCTCGTTTAACTTTGAAAATGTTATCTACTTATCGGGCGTTTTAGCGTCCTGGGTTTACTGCGCGATGCACACGGCTTTCGCGCTTCTTTCTCTGTTGCTGAATCTCGCGCTCCAGTGCGTCGATTTCTGCTTTCGTCGGGTTGGGTGTCATAAGCCTTATTTTTAATTGTCTTTTGCCAGTTTCAAATTGGCTTTTGCCAGTTTCAAATCGGCTTTTGCCAGTTTCAAATCGGCTTTTGCCGATTATTTTTCGTCTGCTGGCGGTTTGTTGCCGTCTTCGCCACCTCCTACGGTGTAGTTGCCGGGCTTCAGCTGGGTGCTCGCGTCGCTCTTGGCTATGAGTGCTTTGAGCGTCATAAGGTTGGCACTTGCCATTGGCTCGTCGCCATTCTCCACGCTTGGCATGTCGTGCTCAGCGCGTATCTCGTTGATGGTCTTCGCACCCGTCTGAAGGTTCAGTTGGTCAACCTTAGCCTGACGCTCAAGGTCCATGCGAAGCAACGGAATTTCACACATGTGGAATCGACGCTTGCCGAAGTCGGCAGCCGTCAGGAACTTCGCCTCAAATAGGTCTTCCAGTTCGCGTGCCAACGGTGCGATGGTACGTTGCAGGTATTCCATCGTGGCGTTTGTATAGTCGTTATAATGCGAGTTGGTATCGAGCATCAGCAGCGGGCGAGGCGTAGCGTAGTATCTTGCGCAGTCGTCCAAAGAGACACCCAGCATTTCCATCATCTGCATATCCTGGGCACTCATGCTGATAGGTACTACCTTGTCAAGTCCTCGCAGACTCACGATGTCCTGCTTGTATATTTCTTCGTTTATTTCCTTCGCGTATGATTTGATAGCGTTGGGGTCAAACAGTCCCTGACTGATGGGGCTATAACCTGCTGAGGGTGCTTGCTCACCGATGAATGCCTTCATACGTCCTCCCTTCGCAGCCGTCTCAAGTGCCAACTGTTTCTGTGTGGCAATCTGTGAAAGCGTCTGAATGGCATAGACGTGAGTGGGGATGCCCATGTAGCCATCTGCATGTCTGAAGGTATTCTTCCAGTGTATCACGTCCTGAGCTGGTGCCTGGAACTTGGAGCGCATGCCGTGGTTGGTGTTGTAGGTCAGCGTGTAGGTGTCCGTCATGTAGTCGTAACCGCCACAGAACGCCAGCCACAGGTTTTTGGGCACTCCCACCTCGTCGCGCTCGATGTACACGAAGGCGTTACCCTGCATCTCACGGGCAATGCTCATTTGCTGGAATAGTTCGGCACCCGTCATGAGTGGGTTGGCGCGCTTCTGCAATAGCCAGTTCAGCAACCTGCCATCGCCGTACATAGACTGCACGAAATTGCCACGCTCAGAGTCCTTGCGCTGGTACTGCATTTCCATAGAACCGAGGGTCTTAGCCTTCAGTTCTACGGCACGATACACAGCCGATACTGTCAACGAGGTCTGAGGGTTGGCAACGCGCACCACCTTCTCCTCAAAGGAACCAGTGCCAGCCGCAGACTGGTTGCTCTTAGCCTGTGGGTCGGTAGTCAGCGATGTGGGCGGAGTGTTAGCCGCCTCACGCTGACGTATTCTGAACATATTAGAGAATAGAGTGTTCATATTTACTTGCTTTTACTTTTCGTGCGTTTAGCTGTCGCAGGTTTACTTTCCGTTTTCGGCGTAAACCATAGTGCTTCATGCTGCTTGAGCCATGCCTGCTGACGCTGTTGGTCGTTCTGGTGCCATGAGCCGCCACCGTAGTGGTAGATGAAGAGGTTAATATCTACATGCAATCCCTTCAGTCGTGGACGCATCCTCAGCACGTCATCGAGCATGCAGGCACCCGTATCAAACCAGTTGCTTCTATCGTTGGCGTGCGCTTTGAGTCCCCAGCACCTTTCAGGGTCAAAGTACCTTGCGCCCTCCTTCTGTAGCATCGGCACGTTCATAAAGCACAGCATCGGCAGAATGCGTGGCACTTTGAATCGGTTGCCGTGTTGGTTGCGCTGCACGTAGCCAACAAATGAATATTGCTCTTGCCAGAGCTCATTCACGTCACGCTTTAGTAGGGTGTCGCTCTCCATCAGTATGAAGGGAGCCTTGAGGTTATCCCACAGCCACTGCACCGTGCGTATATGCTTGGCACTGCCCCAAACGGATGATTTCCATACGCCGAGCGAGCAGTTACGCTCAGGGTATTCAGCCAGGAACTTGTCGAAGTCTATGACCTCACCCTTGGTGTTGTCGATTACTTTCACGCCCTTCATCTTCTTAGTGAATGGTCGTGCATTGATGAAGGTGTCTTCCTTGGGGTTGTTACCAGCAGTGCCAGCTGGTATTGTTAGGTCGGTGCTGTTGTCGAACACCACCACCTGGTAGTCTTCTCCTCCGTGCTTCCTTAGACTGAGAATAGCCGCCTCAGTCAGTTCAGGGGTGTTGAAGTTAATAATTGCAACTGTCCGTTTCTTGTTCATAGTTCCTTATTGTTTGTCCTTAACTATCTGCTGTGCGTGAAACTGGCAGGTGTTCGCCTGCCTGTCAGCATGGAACGTCTCGCCGATGATCTGATAGGTTCTGCCATCATAGAGTATGCGGCTGCGCTCATTCACTACGGTGTTATAGCGCATTCTCACCATTACCACACCATAAACATCCAGAGCACCAGCGTTCATCGCTGCCTTTCCCTTTGTCCACGTTACTTCCGCCCACACCGTCTTGGTGGGCTCGAACTCGATGCCTGCGCTGTCGAGTCCAAACCTACCGTCCTGTGCTGCTATCCTGTTGAGGATAGTCACGCGGTGCTTCATTATGCCAGTTGAATATGCCATATACCAAAGGGCGTTAATGGGTGTGGGGTTTACTTTGCGATACCAAAGAACACTCTCGCTGACTCCTTGCAGTATGTTCTCCATTCTTGGTACTCTACCATGTCCCCAGCATATTTCTCTGGGTCGGCTTCGTAATTGTAGAGAAGCGCAAGCTGCGCATCTGTGTTATACTTCACTCCGATGCACTTACTGACCATGCTTGCATAGTCAGCATCACGTAGTGTAAAGGTTGTCTCATCGCATACTACAGTCTCATTCTCCGTCTCCACTGGGTCGAAGCGGAAGAAGAATACGGACTGTTGCTTGTATTGCTTGATACCGACAAAGCCCTCTTGGGGTAATTCAATTTTTGCCATAATTCTTTCCTTTTATTGGTTTAATGTTGTCTATGTCTATCCATTCCGCAATCAGGCAACCTTTCTCCTTGCGCTGTCTGAGTGTCTTACCTGGAACTTTTCCATGTTCACACATACGAGTTTCTTCTTTATTTTTTCTGGTATGGCATTGAAGAGTCTCCACCTTATAGCGTAAGTCAGCCTATGCTTCATAAAGCCGAAGTAAGAGTTGAGCCTCTGCACGTGCCTTTCCAAATTTTCCACTCTCTCAATCTCTGCCACCTCGAAGGCATGACCGACGGTTCTGTTGCCTGTATATATTCCCCAAGGCTTGATGACGGCACCGATGAACTTGACGCCTTTCTTAACCTCGGTTATCATAACCTTGCGGGGATGGAGTGTCAACCCGTAGTCTTTTAGATGTTGCCGAATTGCAGGAATAGTCTTCATCATTCCTTTCCCGTCTGTACCAACGACATAGAAATCGTCAACAAACCTACCCGTATCGCATCCCTTCGGCAAGATACTTCGCAACCACCAGTCGAAGGGCGTGAGGTAATAATTGCCGAATATCTGGCTTGTCAGATTACCTATAGGCAGTCCCTT